TATGGGTTCAGTAATCAGTCGCCACGCAGCAACCCGCCAATCAGAGACAGGGTTTCTTCCGTACAGGCTCTTTTATGTAACGGCAAAGGGAAAACCCGTTTATATATCCATGCCAGTTGCAGAAAGCTAATAGAATCAATGGAACTACAGTCATACAATGAAAAGGGAGAACCAGACAAAGAATCTGGATATGACCACATGGCTGATTGTCTTGGATATTTAATCTGGCGAGAATTTAATCCATTGTTTGCTCGTGCAGGGCGACCAACAGGAATTAGAATATATTAAAAGTAATGATACTATGAGGAAAAACTGTGTATAGCTCATTAAATATTTATAACCAACCTATAACACAGGCTGTCTCAACAGTTGAATCACCAAATGCGGCATATCAACGCATGGCACAGTTTTGGGATTTGATAACAGATTTGAAGGAAGGTACTTATAAGATTAGAAGTGAACATAGAAAGTATCTGCCGCAAGAGGCTCGTGAAACTGATGATTCATATGACGTTCGATTATCAAGATCAACTGTTGTACCTTACTTGCAGAGAATAGAAAAGATGCTGGCTGGCATGATAACAAGAAAACCTGTAAGGCTTGATAATGTTTCTGATTTAGTAAGAGAACAGCTTTTTGACGTTGATCTAGAAGGGAACGATTTAAATGTCTGGTTATATGAAACAGCCAGAACAGCTATTTCATTTGGGCATTGTGGTGTGCTTGTAGATGCACCAAAAGAAGGTGATAAAACCAGACCTTACTGGGTAACATATTCACCACGAAATATTCTGGGATGGAGAAGTGAGATTATAGATGGTGCAAGACAGCTTACACAGTTAAGGTTGTTAGAAAATGTTGTAGAACCTGATGGAAAGTATGGTGAAAAGCAAGTAAAGCAGATTAGAGTTTTAGAACGTGGTCGTTATGAGATTCACAGAAAAGATAAAAAGAATAGTGAATATAAATTATTTGATGAGGGTGAAATGAGCCTTAAGGATAAGATTCCGTTTGCTGTGGCATATTCCAACAGAGTAGGTTTTTATGAGTCACGTAGCCCCTTGTATGACATAGCAGAGTTAAATCTTAAGCATTATCAGATTCAATCAGACTTGGATAATATCTTACACATTAGTTCTGTACCTTTACTTGCTGTTTTTGGTTATCCAAACGCTGATGAGATAACAACAGGCCCAAGTGAGGCTTTAGCTTTACCACCAGAATCAAGGCTTGAATATGTAAGCCCCTCAGGTGATAGTTATGACAGCCAGTTCACTAGGCTTAATGATCTAAAAGAACAGATCAATACTTTGTCACTAGCTGCAGTTCTTGGACAGAAATTAGTAGGAGAATCAGCAGAGGCTAAGAGAATAGATAGGTCACAGAATGACAGCACTATGATGGTCATTGCCCAACAAATGCAAGACCTAATAGACAACTGTCTTAAATTCCATAGCGAATATCTCAATGAACCGAATGCTGGTAGCAGCTTTGTAAATAGAGACTTTGTTTCTACAAGGTTAGAACCTCAGGAAATAACAAGCCTATTAACATTATTTACTGCTGGCACTATCTCACAGGAGACACTTTTAAACCAATTATCTGCTGGTGAGATTCTTGGTGATGATTTTGATATTGAGGAGGAAATGGAAAGTACGCAAAGCGGAGGGTTGGTAGAAATGGAAGCACCAGAAGAACCAGCTACAGATGATGACGAAGATACAGAAGAGGCGGCTTGATGAATGAGTACACCAGAAGCATTTTTCAGAGAGACTATTGATTTAAACAGATATAGTAATGCTGTTGCAAAAGACTTTCAGAAGGCATATAACGATGTAATTCTAACGGCTGCAAAGAAACTTAAGCAGATAAATATAAGACAAGCTGAAGCTGGGGCAGGGGTTGTTGTTGCACCACAAACAAGAAAAAGATTAAGGGCAATAATTCAGCAGTCAAAGATAAGTTTAGATACTTGGTCAAGAACTACAACAAAGCAGATGATAAAAGAAATTGAAGGGTTAGCAGAAGTACAGGCTGGATTTATAGAGAATGAACTTAAAAAAGTAGTTAAGTCTGGTAATGTGCCAATAAATTCTGTTGCTGTTAGTAAGAAATATGCAGAATCTTTTGTTAAAACAGATCCAACACAAACAAATATATTTACCAATAAGGAGTTTACAGAAGATGATTTTAAAAAGTTTGGTTCTGGAAAGTTTGAACTTACGGCAAGACAGGGAGCAATGCAGACTCTACCTAATGGACAAACAGTTGAGAAAGCTTTTAGAGGAATAGCAGAAAGACAGAAAGATGCTTTAGCAAGACATATCAGGCAAGGGGTTTTTAGCGGAGAATCAACAGCAGAGATCGCAAGACGTATGGTTGGCAGACTTGAGTTTGGACAGAAAGGAAGTGTAAGACAGATTGCAGCCGCAGGGGGAGAAATTATCAGGTGCAAACAATAGTGAGAACATCTGTTAATCAAGTACAGAATCAAGCATCACAGGCTGTATATGCAGCAAATAGTAAAGTTGCCCCTAAATATGAATATGTTGCAACGCTGGACAGTAGAACTAGCCCTATTTGTAGAAGGCTTGACGGACAGGAGTTTGCATACAATAAAGGCCCAACACCACCACAACATTTTAATTGTCGATCTACTACTGTTCCTGTTGTTGACTTTAATGGATTGCAAAAGAAATATCCAAGCTTGGAAAAGCCATCAGCAGGCAAAGTTGTTACACGACCTACAGGAGAAGGAACTGGTAGAGTACCGCAGGGAACAGCTTATGGCGATTGGTTATTGAAGCAAGATAAAAAGCTACAGGTTAAAACTTTAGGCAATGAAGGGAAGGTAAATTATTTTAAAAGGTTGGCAAAGAAGGAAGGATCTGGACAGAAGGCGATTAGAAAACTTGTAAGAGAAGATGGAAGCGAAAGAAGTCTTAAGGATTTGCAGAGATTGTATGGTAAGCCTAGTGATATAACAATCAAGATACCAAAGCCCAAGCCTGTTACTAAACCAACTATTACTATCACTAATCAAGATAAACTTGAGAAGATAGCTAAAGCTGCTAGGGCTGCTGAAAGAAAAGCAAAGGCAGAACTTAAAATACTTAAAGACAGAGACCCAACAAAACCAACTATTGCTCAGTTATCAGGTATATCACCAAAAGCAAAAATACAACCAAAAGATGTCAATGCAACATTTGATTTAATGGATCAAATGGAAGGTCTTGCAGGGGAGAACGCTAGGAAATTAAGAAGGTTTACAGAACAAAGGGAGGTTTTCTGTTCATTTACATCTGGTGGTGAAACAAGAGGAAACTTTAGAAAAGTTGCAGAAAATCTAAAATTCTTGAAAGAAAATCAACAATTAAGAAAGAGCTTGCAAATGGCACAAGATAGAGGTCTTAAAAATGTAAAAGATGGTTTCGGGATTGATCCTTTAACTGGTGGGTCAATGTTCAATAATAAACAAAGAACTGCAATGATGCTAGGGAAAATAGATGAATTGAAAGATGGTTTGGACAATATGACAGGATATGGAGCTAACTTGTTTGAAAGATATTTTACTTTAGGCAAATCAAAAAGTGATGTTGGCGGCTTTACTATGCAAGGTGCAAACCACATAAATGTGAGGTTACGACCAACACATAAAAAAATCAAAAATCTTACAAAAATTAGAGAATCTATAAAACAAAGCATACTTGAATCTGCTAAAGGTACACCGCAAGGAAATGTTGACTCTAAACTTTATAAGTTAAAATTAAGCAATGCAAAAAATCCTTTAGATAGAAGATTGAAACTATATACAGAGGAATCTTGGCTCACAACTTGGGTTCATGAAATGGGTCATCAAGTGCATTTTGCTGCTGGTAGAACTTCAATGACAGGCACAAAATGGATTCCAAGCAGATATGGTGGAAGTAATTTTATGGAACAGTTTGCAGAGACTTTTGTGCAATATGTGTTTGATCCTGTAGAATTAAAGAAAGCATCACCTAATGCTTATAAGTGGATAGATGAAACTTTATCTGCCGCTTTAAATGCTCCTATTTAATTATGAGTTACGATACAGTTCTTGAACTTATAAGTCAATTTCCTAAGAACAAAGATGTTCCTAGACTTATTAAGCTGGAATATAATAAAGCTGAAGGCATGGAAAAAGTAGATATTGGAAGAGCTATCGAAGCTTTAATGGTTGCTGCTAATACTGAAAAAGATTTTGAGTTAATAGAAAAGCATTTATCCTGATGCCACTAAAAAAAGGCAAATCACAAAAGACAATCTCTGGTAACATACGTTTGCTGATGAAGGAAGGCAAAACATTAAAACAAGCACAGGCTATCGCATTATCAAGTGCTAAAAAACGTAAAAGGAAGTAATA